TATCAACATCAATATAGCATCGAGGCAGTAACATCTTAACTGCATGGATACCGTCTTCTATATTTATTTTAGGAGCTATCCTAAATCTTAATCCCATCTGATAAGCAACTTCTCTTTTAGTTCTACCAGTGGTGAAATCTGTTTGTTCTAAATCGTGTGGTCCTATGTGTTCAGAATAGTTGTAATCTTTTTCTTTGAGTATCTGAGCATAGTGCGGAAACGCTTGATTATTGTTCTCGTAGTAGTCAATAATATTAACAGCGTGTCCAACATTCTGATAAAAAATGATAGCAGTACTATCATTATAACCAAGATCCCAAGCGGTATTAACACTGTAAGACGGATCATGAGGAACTCTAGCAATCCTTCTTTCATTTTCTAACTTAGTAATAATATCACCATAAATAGAGCCTTTTACGTTACCTATAAATGAACACTCAAACTCTTGATTATAAGTTGCTGTTCCCATTACTTTGAGAGCAGCTTCTAATTCTTCTTTATCTACTAAACCAGTTTCACTTGCTTTAGCAGTATATAAAAACCAGTCCTTGTCAGACTGAGCTTTTAAATACAGCTCATAGAAAATATTGTTCATACCTTTTGGTGTCGAGCAAAGTGTCATCCAACCTTTTCTATCTGAAAGAGCTGGTCGTAAAACTTCATCAACAAGTTCTCTATTTATTTGTGACGCTTCATCACAAACAACACCATCAAGATATATTCCTCTAATGCTATCTGGATTTTCAGCAGACAGCAGTTGTATTCTCGATCCGTTAAAAAAATCTGCACGCAACTCTGTTTCGTTATACTTTGTTTGCGGCAAACCTTTTGTATAAAATTTTAAATAATCCCAAGCTATCTTTTTTGCCTGAGAATATGTTGGTGCTATGTAAGCAAACCTTGGAGCATGATTTTGGTTTGTCATGCAACATTTGATAAGATGGTTTATCAGCATTACAGTTTTGCCAAATCTTCTATGACAACAAAGGACACTAAATCTTTTCTTATCTAATTCTTTATGAATGAAAGCTTGTTGCTTCCTTGGTGTATAAGGTATCGTAACATCCATTAGTGAATAGTTGGTGGACCTTTTATGTGATGATAGTTCATACCTATTTTACTAAATAAATAATCTGCAAAATCAGACATATCTAATTCTTGATCGAAGCCATGGAAGACTACCATTAGCTCATCATTCATTGTCGTAAATGAGAAGCTCTCAACATTCTTAAATCGTTCTGGAATATATTTATGTTTAGGTTTCTGTTTCTTATTCATCGGTAATTTACATATATAGACGGCAGCGCAGATTTTGGGTGCATACCTCTTGCAAAAAAACCAAAATGCAAACGCTGACCTCACGTTTTTTACAATACTGCGATAGTCAA